CTTTGAAGAAAAAACACTTGGACAAGCGCCGTGCGGCGCGTGCCGACCAAATACACTAACAAGGAGACAGACATGTCGCAATTCGTGATTGATGCAGGGCGGGCGGTGAACGCAACGGCGACCGGGAACATCACCACGGCGAATTGCGCCGTGATCGGGTTCTATGTGAACAACACGACTGCAGGAACATTGGTGCTGCGGGCCGGTGGAGCCAGCGGCACGGTCATCAGCGGCACCATCACGCCGGCCATCGGGTTCCACAGGTTCCCGGCGATGTGTACCGGCGGCGTTCATATCACCGTTGGTGGCACCATCGACGTGACGTTTTTCGTGGTTGAAGGCGCTGCGTAATGCGCCCGAAGCGGAAAAAAACAGCGTCCGAGGAAATCGGGCTGCGGCGCACGGCAGGGAGTGAGCCTGACGCGCCGAAAGACGACCCGAAGGTCCAGTATTGGCTGGACGAGATCGACTCTGCCAAGAAGCGCGAAAAGGACTTCCGCAAGGAGGGTGAGCGCATCAACTCGCTGTATGCGGGCGAGGAAAGTGAGCGCACGCCGTTCAACATCCTGTTCAGCAACACAGAGACGCTGCTGCCTGCGCTGTATTCAGCGGTACCGCGTCCGGTTGTTGGTCGCCGGTTCAAGGATGACGACCCGCTTGGCAAGGAAGCCGCCACGGCAGGCCAGCGCGGGCTGGAATTCCTGCTGGACACGAACGTGGACGGTTACGAGACATACGACGAGGGGATGCGCGCAGCGGTGCTTGATGCGCTGCTCCCTGGTCGCGGTGTTACCTGCGTCAAGTACGACGCTGAGATCGGTCAGGAACTGACGACCAGCATTGACGACGAGGTTCCGAATAACGAGGACTCTGACGCGGTAGAGGACAAGGCCGAGGGAGAAGTCGAGCCTGCGGAGTATAAAAAATCCGAGTTGGTGTGCGTTGAAAGCAGGTCATGGAACCGGGTTTATTTCGGCTACGCGAAAAAGTGGTCGAAGATGCCGTGGGTTGCCTACGAGGAATACATCGACCGCGAGGAAGCGGATCGGCTGTTCACGCCGGCAGTGGCTGGGAAGCTCCAGTACACCGAGAACGAGGGTGAGCAGGAGGAAAAGTCTGACGGCAACATCCCGAAAAGCGGCGACAAAGACGAGCGCAATCAAGGTGAGCGCAAGACGGCGCTGGTGTACCAGATATGGGACAAGGTTGGTGGCCGCAGGATCCGCTACGTCAGCCCGCAGTGCAAGTCGATGTTTCTGCGCGAGGACGATGATCCGCTGCAGTTGACCGGATTTTTCAACATGCCGCGTCCGATTCAGTTCGTGGAGAAATCCAACGACATGATGCCGACGCCGGTTTACCAGTTGTATGAGAACCAGGCCAAGGAACTGAACACGCTTACGCGGCGCATCAACCGCATCGCGCAGGCCATCAAGGCGCGTGGTATCTACGACTCGGGCTTGGGCGGCGACATCGCAAACCTGATGGAAGCCGACGACAACGCGCTGGTGCCGTCAGACAATTCGGCGTCACTTGCTGCTGAGAAGGGCTTGCAGAACGCCATCTGGTTCATGCCGATTGAGCAGCTTGTCGCGGTGCTGATGCAGTTGTATCAGGCGCGTGAGCAGTGCAAGCGCGTGATCTACGAGATTACCGGAATCAGCGACATCATCCGTGGCTCGACGGTCGCCAGCGAGACGGCGACGGCGCAGAACCTTAAATCGCAATGGGGCACGTTGCGGCTGAAACGGCTGCAGAAGGAAGTGCAGCGGTATGCCCGCGACTTGCTCCGCATGATGCTGGAAGTTGCCGCGACCAAGTTCAGCGAGGAAACGTGGGCCAAGATGACCGGCCTGCCGTTCCTGCTGGAGCCGAAGTTCAACGAGTTGACAGCCGTGCAGCAGGCGCTGACGCAGGTTGTGCAGCAGCAGACGATGATGGTGCCGCCGCCGGTTCCAGGCCAGCCGCCAACACCGCAAGCGCCGTCGCCTGAAATGCAGCAGTTGCAGCAGGTCAAGGCAGAGTTGCAGAAGCCGAAGTGGGCGGACGTGCTGGCACTGCTGCGCGACGACACTCAGCGGGCGTATCGCATCGACATCGAGACGAACAGTACCATCGAGCCGGAAGCCGCCGAGGACCAGAAAAACATCACTGAAATGATGAACGCGCTGGGACAGTACCTGAACGGCGTCGGCCCTCTGGTGGCCAAGGGGGTCATGCCGTTCGGCGCGGCGCAGTCGATGCTGCTTGCCATCAGCCGCCGGTTTCGGTTTGGCACCGAGATTGAGGACGAGATCAACCAGATGCAGCCGCCGAAGCCTGAGGGCGACGGTGGTGCCGCAGAGAAAATGGCGGCGGAGAAGCAGCAAATGCAGATGGCCGCGCAGCAGCAGCAGAAGGACGCCAAGGCGATGCAGGACAGCATCTCGGCGCAGGCTGAGAAGGCAAAACTGCAGGCTGACCTTGAGGCCGAGCGCCGGCAGCGGGCACTGGACAAGCGCGAGGCTGATCTGGCGCTGCGAGAACTGCGCGTTGACGTTGAGGAAGAACGGCTGAAAATCACTGAAACCGTCGTCACTGACCGCCTGAACGCCAAGGAGCAGATCGCCAGCACGAAGGAGTCTGCGCGTGACACGGTGCGATCGGTCAAGGAAGTCGGGGCCAAGCGTGACGCACAGTCGCCACAAGCCGCGCAGGAAACAGAGTTGCAGAAGGCCGCGATTGCCGCTGCCGCACAGGTAATTATCGCGCAGATGAATTCCGGCGACAAAGAGAAAAAGGAGCAAGGCGAGGCGAAAAGCGGAGAGGCAATTCAGCAGTCGATTTCCATGATGGCTGAGGCACTGCGAACGCTTGCTGCTCCCAAAAAGATTCAGCGCGGCAAGGATGGGCGGGCTGAGATGCTTATCCCCCAAGGGAGTAACTGATGGCGGCATACGTCAAATACCAGATCGGAACAGAGGTATTGCAGGAGGCTGCAAACGCTGGTTCCGACACATGGCAGTTGATCCTGTCGAACACTGCGCCGAACGTGGCGACGGACACGACGGCGGCGAGTGCGACGGAACTGTCAACTGGCGGCGGATACACGGCTGGAGGTGTGAACTGCACTATCACGTCAGCCACGCAGACTGCCGGAGTCTACAAACTTGTGCTTGCCGCACCGGCCAGCCCAACCTGGACGGCATCTGGCGGCGGCTTCACGTTCCGCTACGTCATCCTATACAACCTTACTCGCACGCAGTGCATCGGGTATTGGGACTACGGTACGGCGCTAGCAATGAACGGCACAAATGGCGACACATTCACGCCGACGCTTGATGCGTCTGGTGGCACTTACACGGTGACTTGATGGCTACAGGCACAACAACAGTTGACTTTGGTTCTGGCGCATCGGTATCAAACGATACGCGAAAGACCGTGACAGTTACTGGACAGGGATCTATCGGAACAGGATCACTTGTTGAGGCATGGGTAAGGTGCGAGTCATCTGCGGATCACACTGTTGATGAGCACTCTGTAGAAGCATTGAAAATTACAACTGGAAATATTGTTGCTGCGACAGGATTTGATATTTATGCGGAGTGCGTTGACGGTAAAACGTACGGCGTTTTCAACATTAACTGGGCATGGGTGTAAAAAATGGCAATTTCCGTAGTAAGTGGTGCCACTACTGACCAACTGACCGTTGATCCGACAAGCAAGGCTGCGCGGGTCACTCTGTATGACTCCGCTGGCAGAGAGGTATCAATCCAAGTCAAGGCGACATACATGGCGTCTAGTACGTTCACGCCCGCGGCGACACCAACAGATTTGGTGATTATCGAGGGATCTGCCACCAAAACTGTCCGTGTAATTGCATTTGTTATAACGACGACAAACACGGCTGCTGGCTCTCAACAGCTCTTCCTAATCAAACGAAGTACAGCAGATACGACAGGCACGTTTGTCGCCGCCACATCTGTTCCTCTTGACTCTGCAAATGGCGCGGCCACAGTAAACCGTGTTGGCCATTTCACGGCAAATCCAGGTGCTCTCGGAACAGCCGTAGGAAC